ACGGGTGGCTGTCATCAGCAAGTCCTGCGTGACTCCAGATCGTGCAGACCACATCGGCAGCCGTCTCGGCCTTGCGCTTGCGCTCCGCATCGCGTGCCCGCTGTGCTTCTGCCAGGCGGCGGGAGATCGCCATCTCGTCGGCAACCGACAGCTCCCGACCTGTCTCCGCCCGAAAGGTCTGCTCGATGCCTGCACGCCAGCAACCGAACCGGCCAGCCGGTACGCCGTCCGGAAACAGGACGTACCAGCCGGAGCGATCCTCGCCCGGCTTGCCTTTCGTCCCGGAGCGGAAGCGGTGTAGCTGGCCGTCCATGTGGATGGTGTCTGGTGGTGTGACGATGCCCGCCGCCAGCATGGCTTCGATCATCTGCACCTGTGGTGCCGGTGGTGCTGGTGGTTCCGGTGGCGGACGCCATGGTCCGCCGAGGATGTTGGTGATGTCGGTCATGTGCCCTCCTGGTTCAGGTTGAATGGTTGATGCTACATCATGAACCTTGGGACTCTGACACGGTAAATAGCGTTGTGCATGTTCGTCTGGCGCTTCTGCCCGATGACTTCATCAAGTACAGCCCCAGCGGTTTCCAGACGCAGTGCCTCCATCATTGCTTTGGCATCCTGCTCCTTGCGCTCAAGGTTGCGCTTGACCGCACCTTCAAGGTCAGAGACGAACAAATAAGCATTGACAGGCTTATGCTGTCCAAATCGCCAGCAACGCCGGATTGCTTGGTAGTAAGATTCATAAGAATCAACGACACCGATAAAAGCAACGTGATTGCAGTGCTGCCAGTTCAAGCCAAATCCAGCGATCTTTGGTTTGGTAATCAAGACTCGTATTTTTCCTGACGAAAAGTCACTGAGAGCTTTTTCTTTCTTTTCTACTGGATCGCTTCCTCGAATCTCAACAGCATCTGGAATTGCTTGCTTGAGCGCGTCGCCTTCCGCGTTCAATTCACACCAGATAATCCATGTGTGATGGTTTGAGTTCACAATGCTGGCGCAGGCATCGACTCGGTATTTAAGGCTATCTCGTTTTGCCTGCCTTCTCTCTGAGAGTGTTTGTGCTTCAATAGCGAACAACTGACCTTCTGCTGGTTTCTGATCGTTTTTCACTGTGATCTGTTCAACATGCAGTGGCGGCAAATCATACCGACTGGCATCAAAACCAAGATCGGCCGGTGACTGTATCATTGCGCCCCATGATGACACCCATCGCCAGAACACATTCCGAGCGTGCCCCTTCAGTCTCCACTTTTGCGTTTCTCCGCCATCGTGAACAAAAAACTCCGACAGCATCTCTGATCTGGTGCAGACACCCAGAAACTCCGCGTGCGTTCCCAGCTCTGTCCAATCATTCGGCGCTGGTGTGGCAGTCGCGCATAGTCGGTATGGCGTATCTGCGAAGGCTTCCATCAAAATATGCAGTGTCTTGGCATCGTGATGCTTGATTATGCTTGATTCATCAAGAACAACAGCAACAAAACGGCTTGAATCGAACCTGTGCAGACGATCATAGTTCGTTATGTTTATGCCTTTTTTTACCTGCTCGCCATCTCTCGCGTGCGTCACATGGATATTCATGGACTCACCTTCTCGACGTGTCTGCTCTGCAACTGCCAGCGGTGCCAAAATCAAAATATCTCCGCCAGTGTGCTGATGCACCATTGATGCCCAAGCCAACTGTATGCGTGTCTTGCCTAGACCTGTGTCGGCAAATACAGCACACCTTCCCTTCCGACACGCCCAGCGGACAAGTGCATCCTGATGAGGAAACAGTCCACATGGAATGCTGACAGGATCAAATCCTTTTGCCTGATGCGATCTTAGCTTCTGCTCGACAAACTGCGAATAGATCATTGTTTCCTCCTCAGGAAAATAGATCGCCTTGCATCTCTCTGTTTTGAAGGTTGGAAACTGCTTGACGATAGTAGGACTCTTTAAGCTCAACGCCAACAAACTTCCTGCCCATCTCCAGAGCAACATAGCCCTCGCTTCCAATTCCAGCAAATGGCGATAAAACAATTTCTCCTGGATTGGTCCAGAGTTCGACACCTCGACGAATCACTTCCAATTGCAACGGGCAAATATGGCGTTCGTCTTCTTGTTCTCTGGCACTGCGATATTGCAGGGTGTCGCTTGGATTGATGTCTGTCCAAATCGGGCTGGCGATCTTCTGCCAGTGCTGGACAGGATAGTTTTCTGCGCTGTGCGTCACCTTGACAGTGGGATCGCCAGGCGCACGCATTGTCACCAGATAATCTGGAATACCCTGACGACTGTAGCTGGCGTTGTTGCGGACGGTCTTGTGCAGCAAGCCCAATGCCTTGGTTCGCTGCATGGATGTCACAGGGTCTTTCCAGATGCACACTTCACTGTGATAGATAAAACCTTCGGCTTGAAATGCTCGGATGAGATCGCCGCGAAAATCGCGCAAGCCAATATAGCCGTCACGCTCTTTGCTGGTAGGCATCAACATGCAATGGAAGCTGACGTCTCGACCCGGCATCATGACGCGGCGCAGTTCTCGCACCAGATAGGCAAAATGCTCGAAAAACTCAGCATCATCTCGAACATTGCCCATGTCCCTGGCGCTGTTGCTGTAGGTGTAGAGCGATGCGAACGGCGGCGAGAAGATGCTATATCCGACCGAGTTCTCCGGCAGTCCAGCAAGAACCTCCACGCTGTCTCCGTGATACATGCTCCACTTCTCATCGTGTGTTTGGTCAATGCAGTTCATGGCCTCTCCTCCAGGTAGTCACTGAGTGCCTTCAGCGTGATGTACTTCGGATTGCTTTGCTTGCCGTCTCGGATAGCGTGCAAGGTGTTGCGGTGGACGCCGGTTGCCTCTGAAACCTTGTCCAGCCGCCGATCCTTCAGTTTTTTAGATATTTGATCCAGTGTTAGCATCGGTTTTGTTCCTATGTCACGTTGAGGGTTTACAAGGTACCACGCGCTAGGTACTATGACAATCGACCCGCAACCGGCACTGGGCCAAACGCGGGACACGAGGAGGCAACATGGCCATCAATCTGCAACGCACGGGCACCCTCGGTGCCCAGTCCGTCCGCCTGCTGGTGTACGGGCAGGCGGGAGCAGGCAAGACCAGCCTGATTCCGACACTTCCCGAGCCAGTCGTGCTCTCCGCCGAAGGCGGGCTCCTATCGATCGCGGGCGCTGACGTGCCCTTCATCGAGATCAAGACCCTCGACGACATGCGCGAGGCCTACGCCTGGCTGGCGCAATCCAGCGAGAGTAAGCAGTTCCAGAGCGTCGCTCTCGACAGTATCAGCGAGATCGCCGAGGTCGTCCTCGGTGCGGAGAAGCGAGCGACCAAGGACCCGCGCCAAGCGTATGGCGCGATGCAGGACACCATGGCGGAGATGATCCGGACCTTCCGCGACATGCCGGGAAGGCATGTGTACTTCACGGCCAAGCTGGAGAAGAGCCAGGACGAGATGGGAAGGATGTTGTACGCCCCATCCATGCCGGGCAATAAGACCGGGCAGGCGTTGCCGTACTTCTTCGACGAGGTGCTGGCACTCCGCGTCGAGCGCGATGCGGAAGGCGTCAGCCAGCGGGCGCTCATGTGCGACAGCGACGGCCTGTGGGTCGCCAAGGACCGGAGCGGAAAGCTCGACACGTGGGAAGCGCCGGACCTCGGCGCGATCATTCGGAAAATTGGAGGTGGGCAATGAGCCTGTACGAGGACTGGCTGACTGCCAAAAGCGAGGAAGCAGCGGCGGTTGCACGCCGCCGCGACATTGAGGATCAGCTCATCGACGCGCTCCGCGTTGACACCACGAGCGAAGGGAGCACGACCAGCAAGGTCGACGGCTTTAAGGTCCGCGTGACCACGAAGCTGAACCGCAAGGTCGATGGCGACCTGCTGCAAGAGATCGCCGCCGAACACGGCCTGAGCCAGCACCTGCCGGACCTGTTCCGGTGGAAGCCCGAAGTCAGCATCAAGGCGTGGAAGAACGCCGACGAGTCCATCACGCGCCCGCTGTTGGGCGCAATCACCACGACGCCGGGACGGCCCGGTTTTCAGATCACCCGAGAGGAGGATTGAGCAATGGCATTTTTGGGACAGACCTACGCAGCAGCCGACCTTCCAGAATCGACATCCAGCGAGCCGATACCGGCTGGCTGGTACACCGCCAGCATTACCGAGGCCAGCATTCAGGACACGAAGGCCGGTACTGGCCAGTACATCAAGGTCAGGTACGACATCACCGGCCCGAGCCACGAGGGACGGGTGGTGTTCGGCAACCTCAACATCAGCAACCCCAACCCGAAGGCCGAGGAGATCGGTCGGCAGCAGTTGGGTCAATTGATGCGGGCAATTGGTCTGACTGAAGTCAGCGACACGGATCAACTGATTGGCGGGCAGTGCGGAATCAAGGTCGCCATCCGCGAGGACGAGAGCGGACGCTACAGCCCGCAGAACGAGGTCAAGGCTTGGAAGAGCCTGACCGGCTCCGCACCGCCTGCACCAAAGCCCGCGGCCGCACCAGCCGCACCGGCTGGTATCTCCACCAGCGCACCGCCCTGGGCAAAGCGTTGAGATCAACGGGCACCCTTCGGGGTGCCCTTTCAGGAGGATCGGATGAGCAAAATACCCACAGCACGTGAAGCCATCGCCGCCGCTATCGATGCGGCGCACGAGGCGAAGGCAGAACCACCGCGCCCGCACATGGGCGCATCCACCCTTGGCCACCACTGCGACAGGTGGCTGTGGCTGTCGTTCCGCTGGGCAGTCCAGCCCGAGTTCCCCGGCCGCATCCGGCGGCTGTTCCGGCGTGGTCAGCGCGAAGAGGAAACGGTGATCGATGACCTTCGCGCCATTGGCTGTGAGATCAGCCAAGACGAGAGCCAGCAGCACCGCGTCGTCTTCGGATCGCATGTCAGCGGATCCATCGACGGCATCATTGAGTCCGGCCTGCCCGGTGCGGAAAACACCCGGCACGTGCTGGAGATTAAGACGCACAGCCGGAAGTCGTTCGATGCGCTGAAAGACGGTGTGGAGAAAGCCAAGCCCGAGCATTGGGCGCAGATGCAGGTCTACATGCGCGGCACCGGCATCGAGCGTGCGCTGTACGTGGCGGTCTGCAAGGACGATGACCGATACCACATCGAGCGTATCGCTTACGATGCAGACGCCGCCGAGGCCATCGTGGAGCGCGGCCAGCGGCTGGCGCTCACCGAGCGGATGCCAGAGCCGTGCCCAGGCGGATCGCCAGACTGGTACCAGTGCCGCTTCTGCGACGCGCACGATTTCTGCTGGGACACCCGCACCACGATCCACGTCAACTGCCGGACGTGCGCTCACGTCACGCCGCTGGCAGATTCGACGTGGCATTGCGCCCGTCACGATGCAGGCGGCATTCCAGTCGAGTTCCAGCGCGATGGCTGCGACTGCCACGTGCTGCACCCGGACCTTGTGCCGTGGCCGCTGCGCGATAGCAGCAATCCACACGTGGCTGTCTACGAGATCGAAGGCAAGCCGGTGCAAAACGGCGAGCCGGATGCACACGTGTTCGGCAGCAAGGAGATACTTGCGAATCCCAAGGCCTGCGCCAATGCGGATGACCTTGACCGTGACATCCGCGCTACGTTTGGCGCAAGGGTGGTGCGGTGATGCTCCGCGACTACCAGCAACGCGCCATCGACATGGTGTATCAGTGGATGCGCCGTCACGACGGTCATCCCTGCCTGGTGCTACCGACCGGCGCAGGGAAGAGCCACGTCGTCGCCGCCATCTGCAAAGACGCGCTCCAGAACTGGCCGGAGACGCGGGTGTTGATGCTCACGCACGTCAAGGAGCTGATCGAGCAGAACGCGGAGAAGATGCGCCAGCACTGGCCGCTCGCACCGCTCGGCATTTGCTCCGCCAGCATTGGCAAGAAAGAGTTGGGCTATCAGATCACATTTGCTGGCATCCAGAGCGTGCGGACGAAGGCGCAGAAGATCGGCCACATTGATCTGGTTATCATCGACGAGTGCCACCTGGTCAGCCACCGGGCGGAAGGCGGGTACCGCCAACTGCTGGCGGAACTGGCGCAGATCAATCCGGCGCTGCGCGTCATCGGCCTGACCGCCACACCCTACCGGCTCGGACACGGCTACATCATCGGCGACGATGCGTTATTCGATGGCCTGGTGGAACCGGTCGGCGTGCTGGAGCTGATCGAGCGTGGGTTCCTCGCACCTCTGCGGTCGAAGGTCACGGCGCACCGGATCGACGCCAGCGACGTGAAGAAGCGCGGCGGTGAGTACGTCGAGCGCGATCTTGCCGAGACGGTGGACACGCACCACCACAACACCCGCGTCGTGGAGGAGGTCATCACGCTGGCCGGTGATCGCAAAGCCTGGCTGTTCTTCTGCGTCGGCGTTGACCATGCGGAGCATGTCGCAATGTGCCTGCGGACCAAAGGCATCAGCGCGGAGTGCGTGACCGGCGAGACGCCGAAGCGCGAGCGCGAGCAAATCATTGAGGACTACCGGGCTGGACGAATCCGGGCACTGACCAACGCCAACGTCCTGACCACTGGTTTCGACTATCCCGACATCGACCTGATCGCCCTGCTCCGCCCGACCGAAAGCCCGACGCTGTACGTCCAGATGGTCGGGCGCGGCCTGCGCCCGAAGAGCCACACCGATCACTGTCTGGTGCTGGATTTCGTCGGGATGGTGCAGCGGCATGGCCCGATTACCGACGTCACACCGCCGGAGAAGGCTGGAGACGGTACCGGCGATGCACCAGTCAAGACATGCCCCGATTGCGCCGAGATCGTCCACACCAGCGTGAAGCAGTGCCCGGCCTGCGGATTCCTGTTCCCGGCCAGCGAACCGCCACGGTGGAAGCTGCGCGACCAGGACATCATGGGAGACCAGCCGGAGACGATGCGCGTCACGCAGTGAATGAGTATCTCGGTATCGCGCACGGCGGCACAGCGCAGGAGATCGCCGTCAAACGCCTTTTCACGCTGGCTAGGGACGGTGGTATGGACACCAGCGTTTTGCAGGAGGAGAACACGCTGTCAGGCGTCGCAGACGCCATGCAGAGCGTCCCGCCGCCGTCGGA